TTTAATTTATTTACCTCACTATTACTCACTTTACCAAAAAAAGCTAACAAGCTTGGAAAAGGAGCTGGATGCTCACATCCTTTAAATATTAACCGTCCTTTTATAAACAATATATAATCAGCATTTATAGTAAATTCATGGAAGTATATTGTTTCCGTTCTTGATGGAGATAATAAAACAACTTTAGCTTTCTTTATGTATGCCTTAGATATCCATTTATCTATTTCTCTACCATAAGGAGGATTTAACCATCCCCATCCTTTATACATCCAAGGGTCTTCAAGTGAGTTTTCTTTAACTGATAAATATTTTTCTACCTTGTAATTATTTTCATCAGCTGCGAGATCTATTTTGAATTTAAATATATTGTTGAGCTGTGAAAATAAACTATCAGGAGTTTCGTAATCATACTTGTTACTGCTAAACATACAATCGTTCATTTTTTATCATCACCTTCGTTAACCTGTGCTTTTTCCCATATTTTTTCTTTTTATATTCTTCCAAATTTGATAATTCAGCTTTTATTATTTTACAACCTATATAATTTTCCATATTTAAACTTCCTTTCTTATTTTAAATTTAATGAGCTCTTTTAATCTGCTCTCTCTCATATTTTCTAGGTAAATAAGGATTTTCTTTCAAATGTTCTCTTTGTTTTGATTGCCATTCTCTTACTTTACTATTACTAAATTCTTTTGATTTATTATCCAAAGAGACTGATTCCCTGCGTTTATAGTTTCTAATCTTTCTTTCTATATATCTTTGTTTTTCTTTTGCTTGATATGCTATTTTCTGGGCTTCATCATAGCCAGATTCATTTACTAAATCAGTTTCGTACCCACTCATTGACGGATTAATTTCTTCTGATATCCCTTCGAAAAATGGGGATAGGTCATGAACGCACGAGCAGTGATATAGGCCATTACGGATAGCATCATCAAGACTTTCATACACTGAATGCCCTGGATTAATTGAAAGTGTTTGCCCCTCATAAGGAGAACATAATTCACAACACATAAAATGGGCTGATACAATTACTAAATCCCATCCTGACTGCATATATCTATTTAAATTTGCCTGTATTGCACATCTTGAAGTTAATGTCCTTCCAACCATTTCAGAATAAGTATCTATACTATATTTAGCCCCGTTTTTATAGGTTATACTTTTAACTCCATTTCTTGCAAATTCATCCAATAGCTCTTGAGAGAATTTTCTTCTAGTAAATATATCAAGTTCGTTGAAATTATTTTCAGCTACCATTGTTGTTGTTTTTCTGAATAAATCATCAGAATATCGCATAATTTGAACTTGTTGTCCATCTAATGAATAATAAGCTGATTGTCTAAACACTCCAAAAAAAGTCTCGTGGTCTGCATATTTACCACTAAATAACATGCTTATTTGTCCTGGTATTTCTGGTATACCTGGTGGAGGTGGAAATTCTTTTAATAACATCCTGCCATTAGAAATAGAATCTGTTAATGAAGAATTAACTCCAACTTTTTTTAAATTATTTTCAGCATCCTTTATTCCCTGAATGTAAACAGCTGCCAAATCATTATCCGCCCACTTTTTCCACTGTGTATCAAATTCTTTAGCTAATTTTTCTATTTTCTTATCATATATTTTTTTATACTTATTAATATTTTCAGGATCTTTTATAATTGATTCCTGCAATTCTTTATACGCTTGACCTACTGAAAATACTAAATTTTGGGAATCAAAAATTAAATTATCGGCATATTTAGAATATTTATCAATATTCATATTATCAGTGTCCTTCCATGTATTGAATGCTTTTAAAACTTGATATTTTACAATAACAAGTTCCAATCTCTATAAATTGTCCAGCTTTAACAATTTTACTTGAATTTTTTTTATCTTTTAAGTCAATATCTAACATTATTTGATAACCTGATAAATAATGTTTTACACCTTCAACTAAGTTATTATATGTATCAACATAGTTTTCAGGTACATTAATTAAATATAATTTATCTAGTTGATTAGATATTCCTTTGTAAATTCTTTTGTAATCTTCGTTTGTATTTTTTATATTTGCCATATTTAAAAAATCAACTATTTTTAGAGATATTTCATGTATCTTCATTCTATATTCCCATTCAAAATCTGACTCCCATTTAAATTTCAATATATCATTCATAATTTAACTACCCTTCATTTAACGTTTTATGCAAGAAGTCTCCCACTTCTTAAGTGGTGAGTTATTGACAATATTAAGGTCATCAAGTTCTAAGGTATTGATAATTTTCACATAAATATCATGTCTCATAATAACTTTACTAGGTTTATTATTTTTAAATATAATAATTGTTCCATCTTCTTGTATTTGTTTATCATATTTTTTGTAATTTTTTAAAAAATCAGTGATTGAAACAATTTGATTTTCTGGTATATTCATTTTCCTTCCACCACTTTAATTACTTTATTGTTTCCACAATTTTCATTATCGCAGTAATAAACATAATTATCCCCATGAATTTTATCTTCTTCAATATTTTTCAATGTCATATACTTTCCGCATTTAGGACATTTAGGTATTTCATGTTTTACTCCCATTTAAATCATCCTTTCTCTTTTTTAATAAACATGATACTATTTATATATATAATTGTCAAGATAATTATATAACTTCTGGAGTAATACCTTGCTCCTTTAAAATTTGGTCAACTTCTTTTTCTATAGCTTCTTCGCCCCAATCTGAATGTTGCATTTTTACTTTAGTATAACTGGAGACAGCTTTTGCCATGTCCAAATTTCTTATAACTTCTGATACTTCCTTTTGATCTGTTATAATTGAATCCTGCAATTCTATAGATATATCTTCTATATTATAAAAACTTGATAAATTAGCAGATTGATCAATTTTTTGTAATTGATAAAATAATTCTTTTATAGAAGGTATCCAATACCTTCCCTTTGTTTCTCTAGTCAATTGACTTTTATGTTCTAAAATCTTTAATGCTGTTCCACTAGCTACATTCCCATGTTGACCTATTCCAAACGTCTGCGGAGAATATCCACACTGAGTTACTATATTAAAGAATATTTGTTCACATGTGTTTTTGTGCTCCTCCATTCTAATATTAAATTGTATCTGTTCAATTGGCTTGACTCCTGAATCTCCTCCCATTTTCCAACCTGTTAAATTCAGTTTTACAAAAGCCCTTTGATATTTGCTAAACTTATTTAATTGAACAACCTCTCCTGTTGTTTGATTTTGATTTTTTGTCAATAATTCTTCATCGATAAATATTTGAGCCATCCCAAGCTCAATATCCCTCAACCATGAAGTCCATGCAACATCTAAAGAATCCATCATAGAAATAGAAATAGAATAGTCATTTATTCCTAAGTATGACCCAGGAACTAATTTATTAGGCCTTTTATTTGGTATATATATACAGCCTAAACCATCTATGTTTGAAAATCTTACATTTTCTAGTTCAATATTGGCAGTTTCTTCTAACGAATTTAAATCTATCTGAGTACCAATTAACGAACTAGATCCTTCGTAAAGTTCATACTCTATAAGAAGATCTTTACCTTGCCTACTTCTTTTTTCAAACAATCTCCATACTTTGCCTGTGTCGTTTGTTTTTACTACTCTAAATGTCATTACTTCCCACAATCTACCACACCAAAAAACAGGAAAAAATTGTTGTGGAGTCAATACACTAACTATAGGAGTATTTAATAAGTCTGGCTCTATATCAATTTTCAACAGACACCCCGACATAGCCGCTGATAATTCAGCTCCTTCTAGCAGTAAATTTTCAAAACCATTTTCACTTATAAATTCTTTTATTCTTTGCCCACCTTGTGAACTTTCATCATATTTAAATTTAGGTACTTCTGAAAATAACAAATTCGCAGATGTGGAAGCTATATCGTTCGCAGCTGGTAAATGTATTACTCCAGTAAAATCATCTATCCTTGCCCACATTCTAGATTGGGATATTATATCTCCAATAGATTTTATATGATAATAATCATATAAAATCTTTTCATCCCCTGAGTACCACGCTGCCCACTCTTCATATTTGTTATACCAGAAAGCCCACTCTCCAGGAGGAAATTTTGCTTTACTATCAAAAAATGCCATAAAATACATCTCCTTTTTAAATAATTATATCATTAAAATAATTAGCTTTATTTTTTAATACTATATA